CAGGATATGGTTGCGATGCGGTTGACGTTCCGCGCAGCGTGGCAAGTCGCAAATCCGATCAGTTATGACAATCAAGTCGAAGCCAACAGATATCCAGTTGGCGTACTTCGTTCGCCTGCCTAAGGTAGCGAGCTAAACTAACGGAGGAAAATCATTATGGCTAACGAAGGCGCACCATTTGTAACTTCGCTGAGAAACACTGTTCCCGGCGCTACTATTGCCGCCACAGACTCTTTCTCATTGGGAAAGGCTCCAGTAGCGGGAACTGTAACGGGAATCAGCTACACGCCCGATGCCGCCGCGACTGGCGACAATACCAACGCTCGGACCTTCACGGTTGTAAATAAAGGTCAGTCAGGTGTTGGCACAACTGTGATCGGCACTCTCGCACTGACTACGGGCGTCAACCTCGTGGCCTTTGACGAAAAGGCGTTTACCTTGTCAGTGGTCGCTGGTGCTCTGACTATCTTAGCGGGCGACGTGCTGGCGTTCGTCTCGACCGCGACCGGCACTGGCGTTGTCGATCCGGGCGGCACGGTGCAGATTGATATCAGTCGCGTCGCAGGATCGTAAAATGGCGCTTACTGTTGAAGACGAGAAGGCGATTGCGTACCGACGCCAATGCGAGCGACGACGGGAGTTTCAAGAACTACTCGCTCAAAAACTCAAGGGTGATGATTACGCCCGCCGTCAACTCTGCCTGAAAACGAAGCCGGCTATGAAGGGACCAAAGGGGGATACAAGCTATGACAATTAAGAAGCAGGATGATCTCGGGGCTGCCGAGGTTCAAAAGAAAGTAGACAGGGAAGTGGATCAGGGCTTCAGCGGTGAGGTTCCCGATGAAACTGCGAACGAAAACTACACAGTAGGCGGCGTAATAAAAGGCAAGCCAACTCCCGAAACATCGATGCCAGAGAAGACAAAGAAGTAAATGGCGCTTTCGGCAGCACAGATCGAGTCCGTGAGAGAAATGGTAGGGGATAAAACGTTCGCTACCATTGAATCCCTCTGTGCGGAAATGAACGCTGCCCAGGAATCAGCCATGTCGGACGACGTTGATGAATGGGATCGGATCAAAAATAAGCACGTGCGGCTTTCAGGGGGTCATGATGGCATTGATGTTGACAACGAGCGTAGCCGCTCAGCGTTGAAGCGCCGCGCAAGACTCAGGCTTAATTTGCCCGTTACTAGTAGTTCGGGCGGCATCTTTCAAATACCCGTGGGTACGGTTATGGGTAATGCGTGTGATTGGTAGTCAATGGGACTTGACCTTGCAGATGTTATTGACGATGTACGCTTGGAATTGGATCAGGTTGGTCCCGATATCTTTACAGATCTTTGCAATTTGATTATTCCCGGCGCAACGGTTCCTGATGGCTTTGGAGGTGAGACGCAATCAACGCCTGTGGTGCACTCGAACATCCCTTGCAAGGTAGAAGTGCTGAACAGATCAGATGTCCCAATCGGAGGAGCGCAGATAACCACTCAGGGACATAAGTTAACGATGGGGGCAAATGCGGTCACAAAACAGATTGAGCAGCATTATCAAATTGTTGTGTTGGCCCATCACAATCAGGCTGAGCAGACATTTGAAAATCCGATCACGCTAATGGGCTCATTTGACATGTTCATGAAGGTCGCGGCTACAAAGATATGAGCGTCGTAATCAAAAAGACTGGATTCAATCTGACGGCCCTATCATTGCGAACGCGAACTAACATCGCGGGCGTGCTGAATGGAGGTGCTCAAACTTGTGTATCTCTGGCTAAACAACTAGCCGCAGTAGACACAGGCTTCATGCGGGACAACATCGCGCAGACAGAAGAAGCGACGCCAGATCATTTGAAGGTGACAATGGCATCACAGGCCGATTATTCTGCTTTCGTGGAATATGGATGCTTCACGCGAAAGAGCTTTAAGATTCTCACTAAGCGCGGTTATGTGCCATTCAGTGAGGTCCGAGAAGGTGAAGAAGTGCTCACGCACCTAAATCGTTGGCGTCGGGTAGAAAAGAAGCATGAGTTCAATAGCAAGACCGTTATCCCTACCATTACGATTCAGACGAAGCGAGGATCGTCCGTGACCGTGACGAAGAATCACAAATTCTTCACCAACGCGGGATTTGTCGAGGCGTCACATCTAAACGTCGGTGACGAAATTAAGAGCATTCATAATGATCTTCCGCACTTCCATTGGAAGAACTTCATGGAGGTTGCCCCGTGGCAATTCGTGCGGAGGGCGCCGACCGAGATAATTGTCTGCAAGTCTTGCGGGGGTGAATTTCCAGAACTGGTCAGTTATACAGCACAACAGGGCCATCCTCGGAAGTATTGCTCTCCGGCTTGCGTGACCCAGTCGAGAGTGGGCAATCAGTACGCAAAAGGAAAAACGTGGAAACTAACGGATAAGCAGAAAGAGCGATTTCAAGGTGAAAACAATCCGATGTTTCAACAGGAACGCGCTCACTACTACTCTGAGATCGGTTATCGCGAAGATTTAGGTCACAAGGTGAAATCGACATGGGAAGCGAACTACGCACGTATCCTCAAAGCGAGTGGAATCCCCTATGAGTACGAACCAGTGACGTTCAGACTAAAGAGCGGTAGCTATACGCCGGACTTTCTTGTGTACGATCCGGTCAAGGGCGAGCACTTCGTTGAAGTCAAGGGCTACATGACGGAGAAATCGGAGAATAAGATCCGTGAGTTTCGCGTCCGCTACCCTGATCGAAGACTGGCTGTGATTGGCGAAGCTGAGTACACGGCCCTAGCCACCCACTGGAAAGACAAAGTGTTTTGGGAGTCAAAAGTATCCAGACGCGGTAGCTCGATCAAGTTTGTATGGGATTCGATCACATCGATTGCGCGTCATTATGACGAGCGCGAGGGCTATTGCAATTGCGGCTGCGGCGAGCTAGCGCCCTTAGCGTTGCGCAACGAAAACCGCAGAGGACACAGGAGAGGTCAGCCGATGCCCTTCGTGCATGGTCATAACGGCCGCTCAGTGCGGACATGTTACGACCTGACCGTTGAAGAGGATCACAGTTACACGCTACAGCATTTAGTCTGTCACAACACGGTGAAAATGGAAGCACAGCCATTCATGGCGCCAGCTTTTGAATCAGCACGGAAACAGGTCAACAATAATTTGTTGAGGGTATTGAGATGAATGCGAACGGTTGGCGCGAATAGATTATCTCGGCTGTTCAGCAATCAGTCGCCGGGGATGATAGTACGCTTCAGTTGTTATCAGAGGCGCTTGAGGAAACGGACACTGCCAAGCAGGAGTTGCGCTCGCGTGGTTACGGTGTAACCGGACAATCGTTACTCACAACTGTTCAAATGATCGAAGCGAGGACAGCATGAAGTGGAAGATCGTATACATCGAACTAACAGCGAACGATTTAGAATACCTAGAAGCGTTCTGGCTTGGCGGATTCGGCAACGCCATCGGCTTTCGTTGCGAGGTGTTGAGATGAGATTAAATTCAGACAGCAATCTACGCTCCCTCGTCAACGTTTATCTGAACGGTCAAAAGGAGCCCTACACAGTCGAGGTCTACGTTCCCGGCAACGCGCTCGAAGGCAGAGGCTATGTTGTACGGATGGTTACTAAGAACGGCAAGGCGGTAGCGACGCGTGAGGTTGAGAAACCCTTACCGCCCGGTCTTTACGACGCTGACGGAGCGCTTGTTGAGAAAGTCTTTGGGCAAGTGAGGATTGAGATCACGGACGAACCAACGCGATTTGAGGACAACTAATTTGTGGGAGACGTTAGTGAGATTCAGCAAGCAAAGCAGTGGATCTACGATTCACTCCACGCAAATTCCGACATTGCGGCAGCAGTCGCTACTCGTATCTACGATAGCTATGTTCCTGAGCCTCCTGCTAATCGCACTTTTCCTTATTGCCTGTTCGACGTGCTTGCTGCTCCTGCGGTTCAAGGGTTGGGTCACAACCGCATTCAGACGGTTGGGAAGTTCCAAATCCGAGTCGTCATCGAAGGCAGACCAGACGCTACCGCCCGTAAGCTGGGAAAGCGGATCGATGACATATTCCAGAATGCCGGGAACGTGCTCAGTGGCGACTATTACTTTTCATCCATTCAGGACCAAGAGATTGATCGGTCTGAATTCGATTCAGCAACCGGAACGCACTATCACAATCTCGGAGGCATCTATGACGTGTTTATCGGGAGGGCGCCCTAATGAGAATTGAGAACTGCACTTTCAGAGTGAACAAGCATTCATCGGCAACCGAGGTCTTTATCACGGGCCCTAAAGGCGTCAACACGGTTCTCTATTTACCACCCGATGCGGAAGTCGATCCGTATAAACCACTAGAGTTCATTCCCGCGCCTCCTCTTCCGACTGAGGAAGCAAAGAAGACTGAGACACCGAGCAAGTAGCTCGCAGGAGGGCTAACTAAATGTCAGGAAGAGGCTCGGTCAACCGACAGATTCAGATCGGGGTAGAGACTGTACCCGGCACGCCTGTCGCCGCTAATAAACTCCTGCCTTCAATGTCTCTGGTGCTGAGCCCGGAGATTGATAACAAAGAGTATCGCGCACAGGGATTCAAACTCTCAACCGCAAACAAGATCATCCACTTCGACGGAGGGGCCGCGCTTACTGGTCCGTTGAACTACAGCGAGATCGTTTATCTGCTTAACACGTTAGTGCTGGGAGTTATTACAACGCCCGCTGGTGGCACCACATCTCGCAAGCATAAATTCTCTCCCACCGCGACCGGAACGGATGCCTTCAAAACCTTGACCGTTCAAGAGGGCGATTCTACCGCAGCGATTCAGATGGCCTATGGTCTGTTGGTTGACTTCGGGCTCACAGTTAATGATGCGGGTGCAGATGTAACAGGAACGCTGATCGGTTACGCGCCGACTAATGTTACGCTAACCGCCTCGCCTACAACCATCGCTCAGTTACCGATTGGTCCGCGCGAGATCGATGTTTATATTGATCCGACATTCGGAGCAATCGGAACCACAAAAGTTTCAGACGCGCTGAGTTTTCAATTCAGCATCGGGAACAAGCAAGTGAAGAAAAGGGTACTCAATACTACCTATCAGTCATTCAAAGATACGGTTGAAGGTGTCCCGGCCTTGCGAGCAGGATTTGTCACCGAACACAACCTACAGAGTCGGAACCTTTACGCTGGTGTCACTGCTGCATCGAATCCGGTTCAGTACGTGAGATTGAAAGCGACTGGACCGATCATCGAAGGCGCAATCCCTTACAGTTTCCAGCTTGATGTGGCTGCTCAGGTCATTGATATGAACCAGCAGGAAGTTGAGAGTGTGTGGGGTTACGAGTATGTGCTGAACCCAGTCTATGATGCTTCTTTCGGAAACAAACTTTGCGATATGGAAGTCGTGAACACCATCACCGCAGTCTAAATCTATGGAACTCTCTTCGTTCAGTGAAAACATAATCACGGTTCCTTACACACGCTCGGGCGAAACAGTCAACCTCGAGATCAATATCGACGTGTTCACGCCGGAGTTCTTTCGTCGCGTTGGTAAAAGATTCGAAGAACGCATGAGGGGATATCAAGCAGTCGACGCGCAAACAAAGGCGAAAGGGAAATCAAAGGTCAAACCGAAGCCCGATCAGTTTCAGGGCGCGAAACATTTCTTCGAAAACGAGGCGCGCGGACTGGAGATCAAACGCGAAATTCATGCTGAGCTTTTAGCGGGAGGCGTGTTGAAGGGCTGGGATCTGGTTGAGAACGGTCTGCCGATTCATCCTACTTACGATGTCTTGATAAAACTCCCGCCTTTGTTGGTTGAAGACATTTGGAACCTCGCACTTGAGAAGGCAAAGACGGTAAAAAAAAGGGTGGAGTCGGAAACAAAGGAGACTTCGGAGACTACGCACGATGGCTCGCTGGGACTCAGAGTGGTCGGCCAGACTGCGTGAGCCCGCACATGATCGCCCGATTCTTGGGCGTAAGAGTTTGGGATCTACCAAGAGTAGCCGTCCATTATCAAGATGAGGCGGCTATGATTTTAAGTGCTCGCTACGAAACACAAATGCATCTCGCCAAAAAGTATAAATGCAGTCCTGAGAAGGTTGTATTACCGGAGTTCTGATGTCGATTGAGATTGGAAGATTAACAGCAGTCTTCGATGCTGACACGCGAAAGTTTGACTCGTCGCTAAAGGCGTCAGAGGAGCGCATTAAATCCCTTCGCGCAAACATAGCATCGATCAAAACGGACGACATCGGGTTTAAGTCACAGCGAATAGCTGGCCTAAAGAGCTTGCTCGACAAGGCTCTCAGCGATCATAAAGCTCTTCAGGCCGCACAGAAGGCAACGGCTCAAAGCGCCAAGGCTATGTCAAACGACATGAAGGCGGCGCTTGATGTGATCTCGCCTCGTCTCGGGAGACTGACAGAGTTGGCCGGGCCACTGACGGCAGTTGCCGTAGGCTTGGCTGCCATTGCGGGGGTTGCAGTAGGTTTGTTTGAGCTCGCTAAGTCGGCCGCCAAAACAGGCGGTGATTTATTCGACCTTTCGCAAAAAACCGCTTTCACGGTTGAGACTCTCTCAGGTCTGTCTATTGTCGCAAAAACAACCGGATCGGATATCAACGGACTGTCTCCGTCTCTCGTAATCTTTCAAAAGAACATGGAGGCGGCTAGCGACGCCACCAGCAAGCAAGGCCGATTATTCCGCAGTTTGTCAATCGACACCCACGACAACGAGAAGGCTTTAAGACAGGCATTCGCCGCATTGGGAAGGATGCGTGAGGGTTCGCAGCAAACCGCACTCGCAATGCAGTTGTTTGGACGTTCTGGTAAAGACGTGTTAGCAATCATTAAAGAGACGAACGGTAACCTGGATGCGGCAATCAAACGCTATGGAGACATGGGTCTGATCATCTCAACTGGTGCCGCAGCAGCCAGCGACAAATTCAACGATCTACTGGAAGAGACTACCTTACAACTCGAAGCGGTGACGCGAAGCATTGGTATGGAACTACTACCCGTTGTGACCGATGCGTTGCAAAGTATTTCCGCCGGATTGCGAGCGAATAAAGACGAATGGGCCTCGTGGGGAACGTCTATCGCCAATGTCATGCGGGGGTTGAGTGTGGCGGTTCATAGTGAACTTGGACAGATGCTCGGTCGCATCTCAGAGTTTAGTATCAAGTGGTTATCTCTAACAGGCTTAATTGTTCAGGGTCTCGGTGCTCTTGGTGCCGGGGCTGACAAGCCCAGTGAAGACTTCTTTGGTCCGGGTGGCGCTGGACGCGGTGGAAGAAAAACCCTGCCCGGCACGCCTGAATTTAAGGCCGCTCAACGACGATTAGGATCTGATCTTCCAAGCCTAGCAGGCGGCGGAGGCAAGAAAGGCGGAGGTGGTGGCGAAGATCCGGCAAAGACGGCACAGCGAATTGCATCGCTTCAACTCGAAGCGGTGATTAATGGGTTAAAGGCCGAACAGGAAGCAAACAGACGTGCCCTGGATCTTCGTCGTCGTGACTTCAACGATTACGCGAATCGCTACATGGTAATTGAGAATCGTCGCCATGATGCGGTGATCGCGGGGCTTGATAAGGAAAAGGAGGCTGCGGAGAAGTTAAAGAAGGGCCGCGAGGTCGCGTTGCAGGAAATCGCAAACAAGCGCACAGAAGAAAACACAACTCACGAGCAAAACCGAAACAAGGTACTGGATGAGCGTGGCAAGATTCTCGACCGGATAAATGACTTCCTGCGTGATCAGGAACGGGAAATCTCCGGGCTGACAACTTCGACCGATCAGTGGGATCAGGCATATCAACAATTAGTTGACACGTTGAAAGAAGAGGGAGTCACGCTTGAGGAGAATACTAAAAGCCGGCTTGAATCAAACATCGCGATACTCAAAGAAATCGATCTCGTAAAACAGCAAATCCGTGTACGACAGGTATTGAAAGACTCAACTCGCGACCGCTTTGAAACGAGAGCAGGAAGGGAGAGACCGCCGTGGATTGATATTGGTGGAGGTTCAACCGTTGGCGGGGAGCCCGCAACAACTACTAGACCACGTATCGCGACCGCGGACGAACAAGTCATGCGTGATCAGCTAGAAAGAATCCGCGGACGAATGCGCGATCTCGGGTTTGAATTAACTGACATCTTTGCTCAAAGTGTAGGCGATGGATTCAGCCGAGGAATCAAATCAGGGCTCGAAAGCCTTTCGCTTGGGTTACTGCGCATAGTTGAGGATGTCTTTCTGAGACGGATGGCAAAAGGGCTCGGAGATCTACTCGGTGACATCGGAACGGGAAGTGGCGGAGGTGGTGGATTCTTTGGTGGACTACTGAAATCTATACTCGGTAGCGTAGCAGGCACGCGCGGCGGCGGATCTGCCGGCGGATTAGGAACCGGGATCGCTGGTGCTATTGGTCGTGACTCTGGTGGTCCTCTGTGGCCTAAGCAACTTTATAAAGTCCACAAGGATGAATACATTGTGCCGACATCTCCAGGCTTTGTGATACCAAAGGGCGGCATGGGCCAACAAACAGTTGTGAATAAATACTACACCATCCAATTACCGCCTGATTCGCGTGGTAGCTACAACTCGCCCCGATCCAAGCGACAACTTAGTGAGACTCTGATAGCAGCGTTAGAGGCTTCCAAAGCATAAGATGGCTATACTCTTTGACGAGCTATTGTTTGATAGCAACCTTTTAACCGAACAATCGGCAGTTGGCTCGCCCGAGTATGCGAACACAATGATTCGCAACCCCGCAACGGGCGTTTATAAGACCAACGTCAATCGCTACGACTTTCAGAACGTTTGGAATATCAACACGAACCTCTTGAGTCCGGCACAGCTTGACTACTTCATTGAGTTTTGGGCAGGGGGATTCGGCTCAGCTTATGGGTTTCGCATCCGGATCATTACCGACTTCTACATGATTGATGAAGTGATTGGAACAGGTAATGGCTCACAGACTGTCTTCCCGATTATCCGCACTTACACTCGACCGGGCGCAAGCCATAACTACCAGCGAAGGATTATCAAGCCCGTGGTCGTTCCGTCGCCGCTCGGCTCAAGTGTGGCTCTGTTTGAAGCTAACGGTACAACGAATCGGATCATTCCCAGCGCACTTGGGGGTAATTTAGGAGTGCCTGCTTTCACAGTGAAGCTCAATACAACACCAACAACCGCTTATGTTGTAAATAATACTACGGGCGTGATCACCATGAATTCAGCGCCGGGCGCAGGGGTAAGTGTGAAGGTGTCTTGCGAATACGACACGCCCGTCAGGTTCCTAAATAATTCGTTTCAGATGAAGCCCGGTGTATCGTCTGACGTGGGCGGATTGCAACTCTGCGAAATACTGCCAGCGGAGCTTGGGATAACGTAAAAATGACAGTCTCGGCAGGAATGCTCAGTCATCTTCAATCCAATGTAACGTTTTTAATACCCGTGTGGGTGATGACAGCGAAAGATGGAACCGTTGCTGCCTACGCTGCACATACGAGAAATATCACGTATAACTCACGTGCCTACTCTGCGGCTCCTGTTGAGCCTACACGGTTCAGTCAACTAATTGGTCTGGACCCGAATCACGTCGAACTCTTTGGCGTGCTTGATGATGTCGTTACGGAACCCGACCTTCAGGGCGGACGATGGAAGAATGCGCCCGTCATCTATGAAATAATTGCTTACGATCCAGCAACGGGGCAAGCAAGCGCAACTGCTACAGGCTACGCAAACAAGATGAAGGGACAAGCAGGTAAAGTTAACTTAAATAACGGCACGTTCCGATTAGAATTGAGATCTCTATCAGACTTGTTGAACCAAGAGATTGGGGAACTGACGAGTCCGATCGATCGCAATCGCAGACCAGAAGATTTAGGCGTGCCCATGACTGCGTTTACTCATGCAACAACGGTCTCATCATTTACTAATCGAATGAAGTTTAAGGTGTCTTATGTTCAGCCAGAGGCAGACTATTTTCGCTATGGTCGTGCTGAGTGGTCCTCAGGTGCCAACAACGGCCTAAAGATGGAAATCAAATCCAGCACGACAACAGACAGCGGGACCAAAACAGAAATTGAATTGCAACTACCGATGCGCAGCGCGATCGCGGTTTCAGATGGCGTGACATTGATTGCTGGCTACGATGGATCAAGAGAACAGGCGCGCGATAAGTTTGGAGCGATGGAGCAGTTTAATGGGGAACCGGATTTGCCCGGAATTGCGCAAGCGATTCTGAAATATCCAGAATGAGTGATTTTAAGCAGGAGACAGGTGATCAGCCTGTTTGTCCGCTACCGTGACGGTCTGTTGGGCACTCCTGCTAAGTCGCCCCGCGGATTTGAACCGCAATCAAGTTAATTATAACGATGTCAACCACACTTACACAATGAGCACAATGAGCACATTATACATTCTTAAAGAGTCGGAGCAGTTAACGGGTCTGATTCAGGCGTTAGAAATCCTACGAGACAAGCATGAAGATTACGGCGGTCTGCGCACGGCATATAACGAGGCTTTGGATCGGTTGAGAGTCGTTCAATCAAAAGTCTTGAGCAAGGAACACCGGGAAGAGTGTTCAGGTTGCGCCTCTATTCAGCACATAAACGGATGACCACACTTGCACAACGAATAGTAGACGCTGCCCGTAGTTGGAAGGGCACTAAGTTCCAGCATCAAGGAAATTTGAAGGGCTTAGGTGTTGACTGCGTAAATTACGTGACCGAAGTCGCGCGCGAAGCTGGCGTTTCAGGTCTGGAGATCCCAAAGAACTACCGCCCACACGAAGACGGAACGATCATGCTCCAGCTATTGAACGAGCATATGGTTCTCGTAGACGAAATGCAACCGGGCGACGTGCTGGCCCTGTGTGACGAGGCGTTGAGAGATCTCGATATACCGCGACACCTTGCTTTTGTAACCGAACTTAGGCCACAGACCACGATGATTATCCATGCGAGTGCATCGGGTGTTAAAGAGCACAGAATGAACAGCCAGTGGCTAAAGCGTGTGCACTCAATTTGGAGAATTCGTGAGTGAGGCACACTCGAAGACTGGCGGCAACCCCCGCACAACGGAAGGGTAATCCAGTTGCGTGATGTTATAGCGATGGAGTTCATGCTGTTTAACCCACTCAGGTGAAGGAACGCCGTCAGGAATGAGTTCGACCACTTCGCAGGGCCAACAGTGAACAATGTAAGTACGATCAGTTATTTCCATAAGCGAATTATAGACGGATGATCGAAGAACTCAAAGAGAAATGCCAAGCCCTTGCGATCCGACGGCGCACGGATCTCGAAGTGCGGAAGCGCGAAGAACTGGAAGCCTCTCTTGAATCCGGTCAAGTCGCCGATCCCTTCAGCAGCACTATCCTGATTGGATTGTTAGTATCTTCTGCTGTTTCTGCGGCTTCATATCTGGTTTCAGCCGCCTTCGCCCCAAAAACTCCCCGCCAGCAACAAGGTAAACTGACTGGCTCGCTGCAACTTCAGAATTCCGAGCAGGGCATATTCATACCCGAAATCTACGGAGGAAGCCCTACAACGAGTTTAGTAACCGGGGCTAACCCTACCTACCAGAATCTTGCAAACGTCACTTCAGGGGCAAATGGGAGCATAACAAAGACCTCTGGAGGCACAACCTGGAATGCAGGAGCAAGTCATAACGTAGCTATCACCGCGGGGCAGGACGCCTTCTTTCAATTCACCGTGGGAACAGGATATGCCACAGCGGGATTTACCCTTGATTCGAGCCCGACAAGTGGCAACACAGACTTTCTGTTTGCAGTTCAATGGAATCCAGATGGCTCGATCACGATTAAGTACAACTCAACGCAGTTACTCGGGGCTGTAACTACCTATGTGGCGGGTGATGTTTTTCGACTCGAGTTGCGATCCGGCAGATTCAGGCTCTACAAGGGCTCTGCTGAGATCGTGCCGCCTAACTTCATCTTTCCTTCCCCGAGTTATCCGCTATACATGGGCATTGCGATGCAGTTTATTGGGGCTGGAATCTCTAACGGGAAGGTTCAGATAGGATCTATTGGCGCGGCTCCGAATTCAGGACGAGGTGGAATTAAGGTTCCAGCAATCATTGTGTGGAGCTCGGGAATACGAAAGCTAGTCACGACAACTCAAGTCGCCACAGGCGGAGGTAAAGGGTTTGGGCATCGGACGCAACCAGTCGATAACATTACCTACGATATTGATCTCGGGCTGATGTTTACCGCGCATGGTCCGCATCGCCTGATTCGACTTTATGCGAACGCTGACATCCTCATCGATCAATTCGACCAATCACCCAATCCTTCTGGCGTTTACGATCCGACTGTTGGCCCTGATCCTGACTACGATCCGAAATTACCGCCAGACCCGACATTGAACCACATGCCATCATTCCTTCGAATCGATGCGGACATTCCATTCGACGGTGACAATGTAGGTACGGGAACAATTCAGGGCGGTGGGTCTGGCTTTGCAATTTATCCCGGCAACAACACTCAGCAACCCGATCCGACGATTGAAGCCGACATAGATGGAAAATACGGAGCGGGATCTACTCCTGCCTATCGGAACCATTCTTTAACAGTGCTCTCGACTCTGTCTTTGTCGCGCTGGGGCGGAGTAGTTCCAAACATCACCGGAGTTTGGGAACATGAGACCTTCAGAACGCTTGACTTGATCTACGCCTCGTTGTGCGACCGCGTGGGATTATCAAGTACCGATTACGACTTCTCTGATATTGAGATCGCGTCCCGCGGCTTATTGATTTCCGGCAGGCCCTTTCAACCAAAGGAGATTATTGGCTCTCCCGATCTGCAACTGGCCTATAACTACTTCGTTACTGAAGCGGATGGTCAGATTGTTGGTTACACCGAAGGAAACGAACCCTCTGTAACCATTCCTGATACAGAGATTGGATGGCTTGAAGGCGACGCGGATCTACCAGACATCGCGCCCGAAGTCGAATCGATGATCGTCTCAGAAATTAGCCTGCCCCGCGAGGTGCATGTTAAGTCGCTCGATCCTGATAAAGACTGGGAACCTAACACAGCTAGCGCAATGAGACAGATCACGGATGGTTCGAGAGTCGAACTGCTTGAGATTCAGATTTGCCAACTATCTGATGAACGCAGAGAAACAGCACAACGAAAACTTTATCGTGATTACGTGGCTGGGACTGCTCACAAATTTACTCTGCCTTGGACCTATCTCTATTTGCATCCCGGTTACAAGATTACAATCACTCGTGCTGAAGGCTTCACCCATGTAATGAGACTAACCTCAATCTCTGGAGGAATCGGCATTCTTGAGTGTGAAGGGATCGCGTTAGAACCCGAAACATTCAATCAACCCGCAAATGGAGTCTTTCCGCCCGGTTACATTCCACCACAGCCAATCCCGGCAATGATCGTTATGTCGATGATTGACTTGCCTCTATTCCGTGAGGCTGACGCAGGCAAGCTTGGCTTTTATGCAGGCGGCACACCTCGCACAGGTGTTAATCAATCGTTTCAAGGGTGGACCTTACAGTCGCAACGTAACAGCGTTTGGTCTTTACGAGCATCCTCAAACCTCCCTGCAACCATCGGGGCGGTTGTCAGCGCCACTGCCCTATCAGACGATCCGACAACTTTCGATAACGTTGGGACGATTACGATCGATCTCTATGGCACCGACATGACCCTCTCGTCAGTCACCGAGGCTGATGTTTTAGTCGGGATGAATACGTGCGCTATCAAGGAATTCATTTGTGGATTCACAACTGCAACACAGGTCGCGGGATTCCCTAATCGATGGACACTCAGTGGGCTATTGAACGGACTACACGAAACCTCAACACAAGTGGCTGGCGATTTAACCGGAGCAAGGTTTGTATTACTCGATCAGGCTGTGGTCTTTGTTCCTACTACCGAAGATGAACTAAACCTATTGCTTGATTATCGCGGAGTTGCTAATGGTCAATCTTTAGGCGATGCCGCAACCTTTGAATTCGCGTGGACCGGGCAGATATTGAAACCCGAGCGGCCGACGTCAATTACGGGGAGTTTCGATCTCGCTGATGGCTCTCTGTTAGCGGAATGGGTAAATGAAGTTTTCCTAACCGCAGATGATACTTACGACTTCATTGTCAGAAGTGCGGCAGATGGTGGCGGCTCAGTCCTGTTTGGGCCGATTGAAATTAAGCCTTTGGATTTAGCGAGAGTATCCAATACGCCGCCGCTATTGGCCATAGAACCTTCAAGTGACTATCTACCGCTAACCGCATATACCTATGTTGTGCCCGGTGGCTTTGACGCGGTCTATACAAAAGCACAATGGAATGGGCCGGGGGGAGGCTTACCGTTATTGTCCGAAGTGGTAATAGCCGATGATTTCACGGTACGAGGAGGGGCGTTTCTCGAAATGCAAGTTCCAGAGGCATTCGATCCGCTCAACAATACTCTCGTGCCATCGACTTTCGGATTTCAGCAAAAAGTAGCAGGCTCTTTGTTTGCTTCGTGGTTCTTTGATCGGGAACTCACAGAGGTTGGTTTACCTGTAACTGCGCGTCCACTTGGCGTTGTTGGCAGTGCCTTTGACTACACAATTACGTCGCGTGATCGGCTAGCTGTTTATATTCAACCGGATGGCACAGTAGCCTTTTACATTAACTATCAAGGTGCCATGTCGGAGCCTTGGTACATCTCGCCTAACCGTGTTGACGTAACTGTCCTGCACCGTGCTTACTATCTAAATGAACCGGGCTACGAAATTGCAGGCAGCACGCTCACAATTGGCGCTCGCAACACACGTCTACTCCGGAACGTTCCTGAATTCCGATATCCCGGCGACGAGCAACGGAGTCACAATTCAGGATCGCTACCAGCCGCAGTCCATGTAGGCGTGCGCAGACGATCATCACATCCACTTGGACCACCGAGCGATTGGTTATACGCAACCTTTACGAGGCCATAAATGGCACTAAGAGACAACGTTCCCGGTCCCGATACTTTTCTACCTAAACAGGTAGTGGCGCTGGCTGACGCGATCGACGTAGATATTGATGCGACCCGGAGCTCACTCAGCTTCGTTTTTGATGGAACAGAACTTTGGGATAACGGCTATTGGATCTCACAGACTGGATTCCACCAGCACTCGCCACTTGCGCGCGTACTATTCATCACCAAAGCCACAAGTGTTGATATTGACGTTTATGCCAACTTCACCCCGGATTCAGGTACGGCTATTCAAGTCTATGTCAACGGATTCCTACATGCTTCACCCGGTCTATCGTTTAGTTCGGGGGCTCAAACCATCACGCAATCACTACCATCGGGATCAAAGTTAGTCACGATTGTTGGCGGCGTGCAGGCGATCGTTAGCGGCTCGATCGTTGGTACTTTTCTGATTGGGTGCGAGTTCAATCAGCCAGCTTTGCAAATCCCTCCCGAGGCTCCATCTCGTTTACTCGTTTATGGTGATTCAACCTCGCAGGGCGGTGGAGGAGGCTCGACAGGTAAGAATGTTGATACGGCATGGCCCACTCAATTTCGAATGCTTTCTACCCGCTCAATAATCGTAGAGGCAGCATCGGGCCGGGCGCTTCATGACGATGCGAGTTTAAGTACTCCACGCGCAGCCTTTGTTGCCAAACTGGTAGCGATGAATCCGGCGTCTATTCTGTTCCTGATTGGAACTAACGACCACGGAGCGAATGCTTGGAGCGCCGCGAGTTTTGGAACTGCGTATGCAGCCACGATCGATGATCTTCATACGGCACTCCCGAATATACGAATCTACTGCATGACTCCTTTGTTCAAAGCAAACAGTATTGAAGGCGCAAATGGCTCAGGAAATAATTGCGAGGATTATAGAGAACAGATTCGAACCATTGCCGCGGCTCGGGCTCCGTGGGCAGTCCTGATCGAAGGCACTGCGATACTCGGGAAAAACGAGATGCTGAGCGAGTCAAGCACGTGGCTGCATCCTAACGATCTTGGAAATCGCAACCTTGCTTTGTACGTTGACCGCTTTCTCAGTGGCTCCGACTCAGTAAGGTTCACTCCCGAT